CGCAATCTCAGATTGAAGGCGGACACGTTCTTTCTGCTGTGCTCTTCGGACTGCAACAGCTTTGTCGGCACCTTTTTCATCACTGCTTCGACCCATAACCTGGTCCACAGCCTCATCCATTTGTTTAAGCGCCTTCCGGTTTGCATCAATATTGTCCTTTGCTGTTTTGATCTTTTCATCATATACACTGATCTTTGCCAGGACATCACCTGATACTAGACTCTGGTCACTGTGTGCTTTTGACAGGAATCCAAAGATGCCCATGCTGGTGATCACCATGAGCATGCCCACAGCAGGCACCAGATACACTTTCATCAACAATCTGCAACGGTGCCAGTATTCGTGCAACCATACTGTGACAGTGACCTTGGCTACTTCTAGGATAGAGCCCATGATAATGATAGGAACAACTGCTGATGCAAAAATAGCAGTAAGGCCCAAGATACTATACCAGGCCGCAACCATGCTCAATGAAAGAGCGGTTAACAATGTGAAATAACTGAGGAACATAGATTTATTTATTAGGTGGTATACGGACAGATACGGCTAGTTTAACTGCCAACCATGTGGCAATCTTCTCATCAGGAACATCAAACCAAACCCATATAGACTTGTCTGGATTCCAGATCAGATCTTCCAGGCGACGTCGAACATGATTTTGTCCCTGCCATTTGTTGGCACCAAAGGTCTGATTGAGTTCACGTATTACTGCATACCAGACTTTGATATCACGCAACTCAATCTGAATACGGTGCATGACCAAGGGCGTTGATCTAAGAGAGTCGAGGGATTCAAACATACTCAACGCAGAGGTTTCAATTTCAACAGACATTACTATCCTTCTCACTGTTTTTATCTACAAGGCATACTCCACTGGGTACCAGCCAGTGTTTTGATCTGTTGCCAGATCTAGCCAGTGTCTCATCCTACGGGATTTACGTTTCTGATGCCACGGCACACGGCAGGACCGGTTACAGATCTATTCCTACCGTGCCCATTAAACAACCCACCTCCCTGGTCATGCACAGTGATTATACTGTGACTGCTAGGCGTTGTCAATGTTTTTCTTGGTTAATTCACACACAAGGAGAAACTGCTCGTAGGCCAGTTTCACAGCAGGATTGGTTAATAATTGCTGGGCTTCCTTTTGCATGGCCTTGACGCCAGCATCAACAATTTCCCTGGCACTGGCAATTTCAATGGTGTAGACGTCATCGCCCATGACCTTGTTCCACTGTTGCCAAGCCTGTTGTTGTTTTTGGGTAAGTGGATGCTGGCGTGGACGCATGGCACTGGCATCACGCACAGCCTCACTCATATTGTCTTCAGCCACACGTCCAGCCGCAATCATGGGTGCCAGTGCAGGATCAATGTTGTAGCGTGTGCTACGGCCGCCGGGATAGCACATGATCAAATGATTGCCTTTGGGCATGGCATCATGTAATTCGTAGTCATTCTCCATTACAGGATAATACCTACGTCCACGTTTTTCGTAGTAGATCTTCTTGGTCATTTACATACTTGTGCAATTTTATCTACATCCATGTTGGCGCGAATGGCTTCAATGCGGCATTGGCTGTTTTGATACTCTTTAAGAGCAAGTCCTGCCATTGGCGTGCCAATAATAACAATCATAACAATCGCATACCATTTCATATCAGTGCCCATCGTGTGTCTCCCAGGTGTTGGTTTCATAATCCCAGTGTCGAGTATCGTAGAAGTGTAGTTCAACATCAAACCCAAATACACCAAGCATGATTCTAGCGCCTCCGTGGTCACCTGCAGGCTTGAAATTAAAATCTACATTAATGATGTGATTGGTGCGATACCCATTGAATTCCACGGCCTTGTTCTTGCCAATCATCTTGGTTTTATTCCAAAGAATAGTCCATCGACTGCTCCATGGATTGTAGATGTCGAAATTTAAATTAATCATTGTAGTTCCAAGTTTGCAATTAATTGGTCTGTGGGCACACTGTTTTGCACATAGCCTTGTGCTACCATGTTGTAATAGTGACCGCTGGGTGGCTGTTCATAGGACTGGTCAGTCATTTGATACACCAAGGCAGTGTCTGATCCGCGATCAGTATGCACCAAAACTGTGAACCGTGTGTAGTGCCAAGGATAGCCTTCTAACCGGTCCAGTGCCTGCAAGTTGTCGTCTGTGATTTCCCACAGCACACCATCACACCAGTTGCCGGCCTCAGGTTCAATGTCTGCAAAATGGCGGAACACCAATGCATAGTCCATGATCCATGCTGGGCCCAGACAAACAGCACCCGGACATCGGGCGGCCATTTGCTCTAGATTAGTGTTCATACCATATGCAAAATACTTCAAACTTTTTCCCCAGCTTCGAAATCTCTGAAACGTAAAAATCTAGGGAATCTCAAACTGTATGATCCGTCTTGGTTTTGCGTAACTGCATCAGCTTGCACTTCCACCAAGTGGCCAACCAGATCTGCCCGGCTGTGCCAATACTCATCCCTATCGCTATCAGACAAACCGCTGCCAACATTAACACGAATATGTCGTCCATTGTCATCTCCTTCACAGATTATAGCACCCAGCCGTCCCTCATTGCGACCTGTGCCTTCTTCAAATCCCACAATGTTGAGGTCAACTGTGATTGTGGGTTTCCATTTCATCCACGAATCAGTGCGTTTGCACAGATACGGAGCATCCATGCTCTTGATCATGATGCCTTCAAAGCCACCTTCCACAGCGGCTTCAGCATAGCGTTGCATGATGTCATGCCCTTCGGCTGTGTCCAAATCCACATCCAAGCCGTTCATGATCTGCAAAGGACCATCTTCGGGCAATCGAGCCCTAGCACGTTCCAGTTGTTCAATGCGTTTGTGTTGTTGTGCATTGTAGTGACCTTCTTGAAAACTGCCGAGGGGCAAGACGTCAAAGATGTGATAGGTCATGCCTGTGGTCACTGCATTGCTTTTGCGATGCGCTTGCTTCATGAGCTTCTGAAAACTCTCGCCCACAATCTCGCCATCCAGCACCATGCGTTGATGTATTCTGTTGCCGCCGCCTTCGCCAGCTGTAAATTTTGTGCTGTGTTGGCGGATAGCATCCGCAATCTCAGGAAAGTTCTCAAACACTTTGCCATTGCGACTGTATAGTGTGACATCGCCATCTTCAATCACTGCCAACACACGCACACCATCCAACTTGCACTCCAGTCGCTTGATACCCTTTAGCTTTTTGGGTTGGTCTGTTGAGTCTTGTGCCAGTTGACAAGTAAACACAGGAATCCGCCACTCTGTTCGGCCCAAGACCTTGTTCAAAGTTTTCTCTGAGATACCACAGCGCAGGTCTTTGATCAACACACGTCTACAGAGATTGTTCCACTCTACGCTGTCAAAGCGTTTCATTGTTTCTAAGATAGCGTCTCGAGCACGATGTCCTGAGAATGATCGTGTGCGCAGACCTTCCAGTAAGCCCCAGAACACAGGCCAAGGATTTTCAGCATGCTCAATGCCCGAACTCTCGGGCACTTGTCGGACATGGAATGTGTAGTAGGGATTGTAGGCCTGGTAGCAGTTGAACAAGAAACACTGTGCATTGGCACTGCCCAACTTTGCGGCCATCAAGGCTTTTTCAATCACCTTTTCTTTGTGCAGTCGGCTATCACTGGATTCAAGATCTCTTATCCAATCGGCTGCCACAGTAATACCGTTGAATTGTTTGTGTGTGAAGTCAATGTCATTCATATATTTACAGGGTTACCATGATGAGTTATAGAATACTTTCAAACCCAAGAACATTTCTGCACGAGCCGCCTGGATGAATTTCAGATCACTAGGCTTGTAGTAGTCATCTGCTTCATTGCCAAAAAAGAATCCTGACGTTGCAGGCAGTTGATCGTTTTGCACTGCATACTCTAGTTCATCCAAGTCCTCGGCAGTGAGTTCCATTTCAATGCCGTTGAAGTTGTCTGCTTCGCGTAGTTCATTGCCTTCACGCTTGAGCCACAGTTGGGCCATCCATCCATGCAGGTTAGGATGTTTGCGCCAGTAAGCCAGTTCACGTGGCTTATTGACATTGGGATTGCGGTGTTCTTTGTGATCTGGATCCCACTCTGCGCCTTCGTAGAATTCGTTTTGTTGGCCTGCTCGGGCGGCCACGTATGCATACATATCCAATCCCATTATGCGGCCTCCAACATGTTGGCTGGCACCTTCCACAGCATCACACCGTCTTTGACCGTGACATACTTGATGGCAACCTTGGTCACTGTGCCTGTCACTGTCACACCACGCTTGGTGCTGTGAAACTTCACAGTGTCACCTTTGGTAAACGAGCGGATCTTCACTGCACGAAGCTGGGCACGAGCATACTGCACCGCATCATTGATGCTGTTGAGCTGTTCGTTTGAGAAATTGCTGAACATGATAGAAGTGTTGACTTCTTGAATTGTTGCGTATGTCATTTCGGGCTCCTTTTTGTTACAATATGTCCATATTATAGCATTTTGGCAATTATTGGTCAACCGCCAAAAAGTAATACTCAAGTATTACATGCTCCAGAATGATTCTGAGCTGGGTGAGCAGAAGCAAGGTGTGTTGACATCTTCTTCAAACTTTTCACCTGTCATGATGTTGGTCTTTTCGACCATGCGGGGTTGGTAGTGTTTGGTGTCTATAATGCTGAGATCAGCCACACTCCAACCTTCTTTGCGGCACAGACGTGTCCGTGTTGCACGGGCGGCACCAAAAGTTTTGTAAGCACGGGTAGGATGAGGACCATCTGAATGGATCATTCCAGTGCTTCGAACAATAATGTAATACATCTTGGACTCCTTTTTACTACAATAACTCTATTATATACAAAACGGAATTTTTGGTCAACCAAAATGTGAGCACTGCAATCACCAGCAGTTCTGCTACCGTAAACTTAGTACGATAGTATGCCTGTAATACTTTGTGTTTAAATTGGTTTACCCGGTTCATGCTGTTATTATAGCACTAGGGCAATTTTTGGTCAAGCAGTAAAAAGTATTACTTTTTTAGCCTATCAACGCCCGGGCTTGTGCGGGTGTGTATTCACTGCTACTCAGCGTGGCCTGCGGCGGCACTGCATCAGGTTGTTGAGGCACTGCATTGTCAATTTTCAAGTTGACAGCATTGAGTCCAGCAGTGTTGCGACCTTCACGTAGCGCACCCACCATGGCTTGACCATACTGGTTGGCAGTGTTGGCAATGCTTTCCAAAAATTCAGCGGCCATTCCTGTTTGTGTTTCTTGACCGTAGCCGGCAAGTGCAGGAATAAAAGCAGTGATAGGCAACTGTGCGCCGGCGGTGAGTGTGCTGTAGTTGATTGATGCCAGCGATTGAAATGTGGACTCATTGGCACTGTGTTTGGTCATTTCTGTCCAGGCAGTGTTCAAGGTGGCAGTAGCAGTGCCCATGGCAGTGATGGCTGTGCCGATGGCAGCATCAGCGGCTGTGACCAGGGCAGCAATGGCTGCATCGTATGTGGCATATACGCCTGCGGCTGACCCTGCCGGAATAGTAATAGTGGGCGGTGCACCGTATGTTCCAGACACAACATTTTTCATTCGAGAATAGATGTCATTGAGTGTGGTGAGTGTGCCAGCGGTGAGTTGAGCATTGATTGTGCTGATAACTGTGGACAGGTCAGTGTTGTAGGGAATGCCGGCTGCTGACCCAAAAAAGTCTGTGGTCAAAAATGTGCCATTGGGCCCTGATCCCAATGCTATGTTTGTGGCGTAATATGTGGCCACCGCAGCAGGCACAGGTGTGGTGGTGTTGGCAATCAAATCTAGGCCTTTCAAGGTGCCTAGTTTTCTACTGTAGACTGCGGTCTCTGCGGCTGTTTGTGCTAGTGTGGTCATTGCAATACCGCCGCTAGTTTGAGTGCCGATGTTCTAGTGATACCTTTGACTTGTTGGAATGCAATTTGCAGTGCGCGATTGGCTGCGGCATTGGCTGCAGGTATTATCTTGCTCAAGTCATCACACCCCACCGGTGTCAACACGCCCGAATTCAATATAGGAGTAATCACACTGTTTACATCGCCATTGACGTTGTATATCAACACAGGTCCATTGGGAGTGGGCAAGGTCAAACTTGAATAGCTTGTGGGGAATATTTTTACAGGATTCAACAGTTCACACATGGCTGCAATATTGGGCAAAGTGCAACCCAGTATATCCAGCACTTCTTGCAAAGCTGTGCCAGTGACTTCGCACAGGCCAGGATATGCTAGTTTTTGCAGTGTGTCAAAGGCATTTTGTGTAAGTCCATCAGGACTGAACAAACTTTGCACGTTGAGGTTCACAAGGTCAGCAATGTTTTGATCAGTTAATCCCTGTGCTTTCAACGCCGCGGTCACTGCTGGGGTTGATCCGTTGAGCATGTTTCCCTTGGCGGCCAATTGATTTAACAATGCTGCCGGGGTGCCAAATATGTCAACATTTTCAAGACTGAACAACTCACCACAGGCTTCAAGATCAGCACCAAATGCTGGAAATGCCAAATTGACCTTGGCAATGTCACCAGTGATCAAGTTGTTCATGTTGGAGAATGTAGGACCAAGATAATTGTTGCTGTTGACATTTACTGCACTGTTGATCACATTGTTGGTCAACGCAATATAACCTTGTGCCGCACCAAACGCCTGTGCAAATTTGCTAAAGTCTCCTGACCCCAATTGGGTGCTGGCTGCTGTGGTAATTGTAGTGGCATAGCCTGCGTTGCCCACAGTCCAGGACACATTGCTAGGCACACTGTCGCCCAGGGCAGGACAGTAGTTACCTGCAACATTGGCTCCCAGGGTTTTGAGATTGGCTATTGTGCCTGCGCTGATTGCCAGTCCCACATTGCTTGTGGCCTGGCCTATGGTGTAGATCAAGTTGGCTATGGGTGCAAGAGCATTGTAGCTGGTAATGTTGTTGGCCAATTGTGTATTGGCTGTGATGGCATTGCCAGAATAGAAACCCACACCTGCTGTGAGCTGTAAGGGTGTTGCTGTTGACTCTGCCATTATCCTGCTCTCACTGTGCTGGAACCTGCCACGCGACTGTGTCCACAAGTGTCTGCATCACCATCACGTATTACAGATTTCCCGCCAGCTCGTACTGTGCCCGAGCCACCTGAAGTCACTGCCGAACAATGTATGCCGCAACCGGGTTGTCCACAGCAGGGATGTGGGGTCACAGATATACCAGGCACAACAATGGGGCGACCATTCACACGCACCGAGGCCACACCTGAAGTGTTGACACCTCCCGAGCTGTTTGGATCACCTTGTCGTTGTGCTGCTGGCATGTTATCCCATTAAGATTTTACTGCGCACAGGTTTGATACCTGTTGTGGCTTCCAAATAACTGTCCCCAACGTCTTCACGCACAGGAGCAATCATTGCCACACTAGATATATTTACCGTGACTTCTTGCTCAGGATCTGCGGTGAACAAACTGTTCATTAACTGTATACCTTGCTGTCCGGGCACCACTGCAACAGGCTTGCTCAGGGTGAGAGTACTGCTGTCAAATGCTGTGACTTTGGCCACAATCTCTTCACCATAGCCCATGCGCATGGTGTATGTTTTTCCTACTTCAACGCTCATTCTATTTCCTTTTTAACTATTGCCAACTGATAATTTACCAATCCCAACTTGAGCCTGTGATAAAACATGTTCACAAAGGCATCAATACTTTGTTTGCAACGACCCAAGTAATGTAGATCGTCTTCCCAAAGATAGTCGTCAAACAACATCACACCTCCAGGACGCAACAATCCAAAACACATCACAGCATCTGCCAAGGCATCATCTGCGTTGTGACTGCCGTCTACGTAGATAAAGTCATACTGACGTTGATCCACAATTAGTTGTGCCAGAGCAGGGAAACTCATGTTGGCCACAACTTCAAGTGTTTGTCCAGGTTTTTTAACTTCTGCAGTGTTGGCCCGAAACACTTGTTCAATGCTACGATCCTCAGGTATTGAATCATAACTGAATGCTGTGACAGGACGATTGGCAAATGGATCTATACAGGTAATGGTGCCTGTGTCTGCCAGCATGTTTTCCAATATCCAGCAGGTGCTGCGGCCTTCATGGCTGCCTATTTCTAGTATGCTATCAACTGTTTTTTGTTTTTGTAAGTAGTTGGTAATGTAATCAAAGTTGACCAGTGCATTGCTGAACCAATCAGATGTGAATTGTGGCATTACATCAACCTTTGGCGCAGTTCCTGAAATCCGCCCACATACTCTTCATCCAAGAAAATTTGTGGAACTGATCGTGCCGTGGGCACCGACTCCAACAGTTGTTCACGTGTCCAGTCTTGACTGATGTTGCGTACTTCGTATTCGATGCCTTTCATTTCCAACAAGTTTTTGGCTTGTTCGCAGAAGGCGCATTGGTCTTTTGACCATACTATTGCTTTCATTTTGTTTTTCCTTTGGGTTCTATTTTGATAATGCATGGTGAATCAATGCGATCCGACATGGCTTTGACACCATCTGCCCAGGCGTGCATTTTTGCTGACAGCCAGTCTAAAAATTGCACTCGCAGACAGCGATTCTTTTCTTCAATGCGTTCAAACTTTTGCATCACATTGCGAATGTTCTGAAAGTCTTCAGACTTTCGAATCGACTCTCGAATTGTGGAGTCTGACACTGGCTCTGCAATGTCTTTGATTTTCTTATAATCTTTGATCCAGGTTGTAGCTTTCACGTGTTTTCCTTTATTATTTTCTTTCCTATACCCAATTGATAGTTGAGTATATACCAATCTATTTGTCTTGTAAAACAAGTGCAAAAAGCATCTATAGCAATCTTGCCTCGATCCAGCACATCTGGTAGATCCTCATACAAGTAGTCATCAAACAACATGATACCACCTGGTTTGAGCATGCTCCAACTCATCACAGCATCGGCCAACACGTTGTCACAACAATGGTTGCCATCGATGTAGATAAAATCAAATTGTTTCTTTTCTACAACCATTTGAGCCAAAGTAGGATAACTCAGCGCCACATGCACTGTGAGATTTTGGCTGGGTTTCTTTGCTTCAGCAGTGTTGCGTCTAAATCTCAATTCCCATTCGCTGCCTTGTGAGCCAATTTGATCTGTAAAAGGATTTATGTGATTGTTGGCGAATGGATCTACACAAGTGATTGATCCTGTGTCACTCAACATGTTTTCCAACGCCCAACAAGTGCTGCGTCCTTCATGACTGCCAATTTCCAATATGTTATCAATGCTGCCTAAATTTTCAATTAAATTTGTTTTGATGTGTTCAAAGTTTGGAATATTTTTAGTAAACCAATCCGATGTAAATTCTGCCATGTGTTTCCTTAAAGATCGGGCAAATCATCATAGTCCAAGCTGTCGCTCATGACGCCGATAACATAGTTAGTTGATTCGTTCTCTTGCAGTGCAGTTTGTTTCTTCGACGTGTCCACATGCTTCATGAACCAAGGAATTGGTGTGCTACGAGGTGCAGGCTCCAGATACTTGATGCCGATCTCTTTGAGTGCGCCCACTGCTGTGTAGTCCACAAAGTCCTTTAGGATCTGTGCGTTGAGTCCAATCACAGGACCTTTCTGGAACAAGTAATCTGCCCAGGCTTTTTCTTCACGGATCACATCCAAATACATTTGATATACTTCGGCTTCACATTCTGCCTTGGCAGCAGCAAAACGTGGATCTTCTTTGACTACTTGATTGATAATCCAAGCAGTCCAGTCCTTGTGCAGGATTTCGTCTTGCAAGATCAGGCTAATGATGTTGCCGTTGCCAATAAAGATACGATTCTCTACCATGGCTAGACTTGTAGCAAATGAAACCATGAAGCGGAACGCTTCTAGCGCATAACTGGCATTGAGTGCCAGCCAGATTGAGTTGATATGTTTTTGTTCGAGAACCATACCTGTCATTTCACTGCTGAGTTCTTTATGGCAATTTATTC